TCCACCTCAACAGTGCTGGAATTGGAGGAAGGTTGATTGTCTTTGTTTTGTTTAGTATTCATAGGAAGATCGGTTTCTTTCCGATCTTCTTGCAATTTCTTAACATGCTCAAAAAGCATTTTAGAGATCTCAAGAACATCAGCAAACGTTTCTGCGTGTTCAGTCAGGGTAACAAACTCCTGTTCATTTTCCTGAAAAGGAACTGCAGCAAATGCCCCGATCTTAAAATGGATGTTGATGCGATCAATAAGATTCAACTCATCAATGTTTTCATCAGCAATGCTAAAAAAGTCATCATCGGAAAGTTCTTGATATCCCTTGAAAAAGGTCTTGGCAAACCCAGGAAACTTACGCTTCATAAGTTTCTCAATACGAGCATCTTCAATCACGTTGACGAAAGAAGGAGGTACTTTGGTGTAGTCACCTTCACGCCAATCAATATTGGGAGTAAACAATGCATGTCCGACTTCATGACCAACAAGAAGATCATAAACAGTGCTAGATGCTTTCTGCCACATAGGCAGAGTCAGAACTCGCTGGTCAACATCAAAGGATGCAGTGCTGACTTGTTTATGTTCGACGATCAGATTTTCAGTGGCGAGCAGACGAGCAAGGTTGTCTTTGACTTCGTGGGAAATGGTGTGCATGGGAGAAGTCCTCATCGGTATGAACCTAATATACAAAAAAAGGTCGCCCCTTAGGACGACCCATGTGACACTTTTTGAACTGCTTCAGACGTGCTTTCGCTTGACGCAGTGCTTGTGGTTTTAACTTTCGTTTCTGATCTTTCTTAGAGTGGTGTTGCCAATTAGGAATTTGCATTGCTCTGTACTGGGCGAGAAAAGTTCTTGATTTTCTTGAACTCTATCACATTATCAAACTTGTCGTGGAGGATGTCTTGTTTGTGTGAGATCACAAACACATTGTTACCCTCTGTGATGTTCTTGAGGATGTTGATAAAGTCAGCAGTGCCATTACTATCTAGCGAACTGTCAAATACTTCGTCTAAGATGAGAAGGTTGGTATTGACTGAGTTCTTCAGTTTAGCAACCTCTCTCCAAGTGAACAGGAGTGCTAGGTCAATCCTCATTTTCTCACCTTCAGAAAAGGAAGCGTAAGAGAACTCGTCCCTGAATCGGGACTTAATGGTTTCATTAAAAGTTTCATCAAGATTAAAGTTAACATAGAACTCAAGTTCCTGAAGATACTTATTGATGAGAGTATTCATCACTGGAAGATACTTCCTAATGATAGTTGATTTAACTCCACCATCTTTAAGGATATCAGCAACCATTTTTAATTCAGATTGCTTTCTAATCAATTGACGGCGCTGCAGTTCTTGGGACTTACCCTGATCAATCAAAACTTTTATCTTTTCTGTTTCCTCATCAATAGTGGAACTGTTTGTGTTGATTGTTTTGATTTCAGTGTGAAGATCCCTTACCCTCTTCTCATTCCATTCTACTTCTTTAAAACACTCATTAATCTTTGACTGAACAGTACCAATACAACCTAATATTTCAGTTCTTTCAGATACAGTTTTGTTTACCTCAAGTTGATCTTCATTGAGTTTGTCCAGAGCATCTTTAAATTTCTGAATCTTAGTAGACGTTTCAGAGATCTTGGTCTCCTTCAAATCATTACTGATATCTTGATTACAAGTTGGACAGATTTCATTTGATTTGAAGAACTTCTGTTCTTTTGATAGTTCTTTAATCTTACCTGAGAAGGTAATGCTAAACTCGTTTAACTTATTAATCTTTGAATCAAGATCTTTATACTTCTCAAGTTTTTCATTTAAACTATCAAGGCGACCCATGTAACTTTCAACATCTAGTTTCTTATGGCGAATACTTTCTTCAAGAACTGAAATTGTATTCTCCTTCTCTTCGATGTTCTGCTGACTTTGCTCTTTTAGTTTATGGATGTAATTACGCTGGACATCAACCTTTTCCCTGAGGATTGAAACTGCATACTCAAGATTAGATACTTCTTCTTTAACATCTTTGACCCTCTCTTTAAGAATCACATTCATAGTAGAAAAGATTCGAATATCAAGAATGTCTTCAATAACTTCCCTTCGACCAGCAGCGGGCAACTGCATAAAAGGAACAAAGGTTGAAGAACCAAGAACAACAATCTGAGTAAATGATTTGTAATTGAGTTTAAGAACGTTTTGCTCTAACCACTTTTGCTGATCAGCAGCGGCAGCAGATTGGTCTAAGATAGATCCGTTTTTATAAATCTCAAACACCGTGGGTTTCATACCACGAACTACTTTCCAATCAACACTCCCGATAGTGAAATCAATTTCAACTCTACAATCTCCACAGTTAATAGTATTGACTAGTTGAGGTTTGTTGATTTTACGAAATGGTTTGTTAAACAAACCAAAACAAAGGGCATCCAAAATAGTAGATTTGCCTGCCCCGTTTTCTCCAACAATCAATGTCTTCTGGTGAGAAGACAAATCAATCTCAGTAAAGTTATTTCCAGTACTGAGAAAGTTTTTCCATTTAATAGTTTTGAATTCAATCATCTACTTTGGGTGGGATTACAATGTCATCAGGGGTAACAATACAATATGAGTATCCGTTCATTTCACAGATCTCAATTGCAACTTCGTCGTCAACTTCAACGACAGACATCTCTGGATAATCATCTGCTAGAAGCAAATCAGAGTGGCGTTCTGCATCATCAGCATCAAGGAAGAGATAGAGCACATGCTCATCTCCAGAAATATTAGGAGCATATGCTCCCTCTTGTTCTTTACCTTTAATTGCTAGGAGGTACATTATTCTACTTGCAGTGATTCTACATATATTGAATTTATAATGTTTTTGAGATTATCTTTCTCTTCATAATCAATTTCATCAATATACTTCTCAAGGAAGGTAAGAGTTCCTTCAACTTCAATGTCGCCATTGGGGTTAATTTCTTCATGACTGTTATCTACAATCTTAAGATCATGAATACCTACCTGATACAGATTGTCAACAAGCATTTCAAATTGAGGAATGTTTGTTTTCTTTTCAACAATCAATTTGATAAACTTATCTTTGTACTGATTAACATCAGTAGATGAATACGTATTAAGTTTATCATTGTAGAAAATCTTTTCAAACATATTGAAAGGATTCTTTACAAAAACAGTTTTCATAGTTTCTGTATCAAACAGATGGAACCCTCTAGTGTCACCATAATCGTTCCAATACATTTGATAGGGGTTGCCTAAGTAGTAAACATTACCAGCATGTGAACGGTGGTGGAAATGCCCTGAATAAACTTTCTTAAATTTAGAAAACACATCGGCACTCATGCCATGATCCATAACATAACCTTTATGTGCTTCAAATCCAGATAGTTCAAGATGCCCCATGGCAATCTTTGCTTTAGTGTTAGAGATCTCCTCAAAGGTTTCCGTCTCATTATCAACACAGATCCAAGGAATAAAACAAATATCTAAACCACCAATCCTAAGTGTTTCGGGTCTACTGATCTGAAAGATGTTTGGGTATTCACTTAGAAGAAGATTGACTGCATTCAGATCAAGAGTGTTTTTATAATAAGAAGTATGGTTGCCAACTACAGTATAAACCTTAATGTTTCTTTCTGCAAGTTTACTGTAGTAATTTTCCTTTGCCCAATCTAGAGACCAGAAATCAATTGATTTACGGTTATCAAAGGTATCCCCAAGGTCAATAACGGTATCAATCTTTTCTTTGTCTAGGATAGGAAAGAAGACCTCGTTATAAAATTTTGCCATGTAGTCATGAAAAATCTGACTACCTTTCCTCATACCAAAATGCTGGTCAGTAATAATAGCAACTTTCATCAGTACCTCATTTTTTGTTCAAGAGAGTTTTTGATTCCCTCGTAGTAAAGATCGTTTCCAAAATCATCACCACTGAATACTTCACTGTATCCTGACTTTTCAATCATCTTGTTCTTGATGTCCACCTGTTTTTTTTCTTTCTGGATTCTACGAAGAAAAGCGTAGTAGATGATCTGAGTAAAATAAGCAAAAGGGTTCTTTGATTTCTCGGGATCAAAGTTATCAATGTATGTAATGCAGTTTTCGATACCATCACCAATCATGTCATCCTTAAACATGTAGTTGACAAAGTTTGGTTTGTACGAAAGATGGGTTGCGATCTTCAAAAAACAACCACCAATGTATTCTCCCACTGGTGGTTTGGCGTCGCCCGTTTCTTTTGCTTTCTCTACCTTCTTCTTATACACAATAATTGCATGTAAGAAGTCCTTGTTGTTTACGTAATGCTCTTTTGTCTTTGACATTAAAACTATGTTGTACTTCTCTGACGTATCATAGCACATACTTAGGGTATTGACAAGGGGGCTTGACAGAACCCCTAGATCTGTGTATAATAACTCTGTCAAGGGTTGAAGGACTTTAAGCTCTTAGATACTTTAAGTACTTAGAGTACTTTAAGATTCTTTAGTATCCTTAGAATCCATTAAGTACATCTCTTCAAGTAACTCTCTAGCGTTATCAATAGATCCTAATAGACCTGTATCTTCAGAAAGATCTACCCTATTACCTTCCTTCCTTCTTTTTGGGACGGGAGGTTTTTTAATGTTTTGTCTTGAAGGTTTATCTAAATTATCTAATCTTTTTAGAGATGTCTTGTAGAACTTAATTACAGTAGTGTCTACTTCTTTAATTGTAATGATATCTTCACCTGAGATATGGAATTCATTTTGATGAGATAACTTCATCCATGCTTTAATCTTAAATCCCTGAATAACTCCAGGGATATCAACCTCTTCTATATCTACAGGGTTTTGAATTATAAGATAGTCATCTTCAGGAACGGCGGTTTTGACATAGCATAATATTTCTTCTCCAGTTTTAAATTTGATACTTGCGTAAAAGGGTCCCATACTTAGTTTTTTAGTTTAACGTTAATTATCTCATAATCAAAGTTTTCTTGATTATAGATCTTTACTCTTTCAAATAAATGACGCAGGGTATAATTTGGATTGTTTGAATCTTTTGATGTATCATCAGCAATGTCATAAAGAATCGCAGTATTTTTGTTTTCTCCTTTTCTTAGTACTCTACCAATTGATTGGAGATTCCTTACTCTAGATTTAGATGGAGATGCAAAAATGATGTTATGTAGATTCTTAATATTAATACCAGTTGAGAACGTTCCGTAACTAGCGATGATAATTGCATTGGACTCCTGCTCGGTAATTGCTCGGATTTCTTCCCTGTCCTTTACATCAATTCCACCGTGTACGAAAAATACTTTTCTTCCGTTCTGTGCATTTTTATTTATCAATTCATAGAGTGGTTCACCATGCTGTTCAACATAGTTGAATAAAACGAGCGAGTTGCCCGCCAGATCTAATGCAAGATTTTTGATAAAATTATTTCTCTTTGGATGAGAAACTAGATAGGCGATCTCATCATGATAACTATCAAATTTGACATGGTTATGCCTAAGTGATATAATCTTGATCTTTAATCTAGACAGATGCCCTTGTTTAATTAGTTCATTTGTGTTTGTAATCTTTTCGTGAGGACCGAACAACCCTTCAAGAACAAGTTTGTTTGTCTTGCTACCATCAAGGGTTCCCGTAAATCCAACACGATATTTGGCGTGATGAAGTTTAGTAAGAATATCTGTCAGAGATTTTGCTTTAAACAGGTGTGCCTCATCACCAATAACAGCAGTAAAGCATTCAAAATACTTCTTTTGCTGTTTGTATATTGATTGCCAAGTTGTAATTGTTACTGGTTTGTCCGATATTTTTTCATGACCAGCATATACTTTATGACAAAAATCCTCTGCCATCCAACCATAAGATTCAAAATCCTTGTACATCTGTTCGACAAGGGAGGTGGTTGGAACCACAATGATGATTTTCTGACCCGTTTCTTGAAGGAATCTAACGATAGAGTAAATCATAAAGGACTTACCAGACCCTGTAGGGGATACAATCAATTTACGTTTTTTTCTAAGTGCTTCGTAAATTGCTTTGTATTGATAGTCCCTTGCTTTTAAAGATGAAAATCTTTTGGTAAATGATTTAACGCCATCTAAAGACACCAATTCATCTTCGGAATTTGGCATACCAAAGAATTGATTATCTGCATAATCATAGGTGTATCCACGCTCTTCGCAGAATGCTTCAATATATTCTCTTAAACCAGCATAGATCTCTCCAGTGCCAGGTGAGAACAAACGGATCTTCCCATCCCAATACTTTTGTCGGTAGGCAGGCATGAACTTTGCCCCCTCCACATCAAAAGTAAAATGGTCAGATAGTTCGTATGAAATATGAGGTGGTGTCTTCAGTTGAAGGTAAACTTCATTTTTCTTTCGGATAATAACGTCACTCATCTATACCTCTAGAATATCTTAACCAATCAATCGCATTCTTAATTTGGAATGAACGATTGTTAATATTATTTAGAATCTCTTTGATAGTGCCTTCTAACTTTTCATACAGATCTACCATGGCACGAAGTTTAATAATCTCCTCATCAGCTTTGATGTAGATTTGAACCTCCGTCTT